CTCTTTTGTGTTTTCTTTTTGTGAACTTTCTTTTGAACCTTGCCCAGTAGTTAGCCACTCTAGCGACGTGCCGGTTTCAAGTGCACATTGGATTACCCATTCTGCCGGGAATGAATCACGCATATAGCGCGTGGCTAAGGTGCTTTTAGAAATGCCCAAATGATCACACAAAGCTTGTCTTGTCTTGAAACCATAGGCTTCAACCATGCGCTCTATGGCCCCACGACCGCCTTTTTCCAAATTCATGGTCACTCCAAGTGAACTTTTACCTTGACGATTTCATGATGTGATCGTATGTTTGCAGTGTTCACATAATACAAACGATCAGTATTCATCCTGATTAATCATTGCTAAAAGAGGAATGTTGCATCATGAGACCTAACATTTCAATCACTCTCATCACCCCCCACGTTACTATAGAAAGATATAGTGAACTCACTGGCTTATCTATCGACACAATTAACGACATGCTTGCAGATGGGCGTTTGCCTCGTCATCGCCTACGTAAGGATAAAAAGCGTGAAAAAGTGATGATTAACATTGCTGCGATGACGATCGATGCCCTCTCTGATTGCAACGTGACTATCAACTAGTTCCATTTTGAGACTTCACGGAGCAACTGACTATGTTTGACTATCGCATTTCAAAACATCCCCATTTCAATGAAGCCTGCCGGGCCTTCGCCCTACGACACAACATGGCGAAGCTGGCAGAGCGCGCAGGTATGAACGTTCAAACCTTGCGTAACAAGCTCAACCCGGAACAACCACACCAACTTACTGCGTCAGATATCTGGCAGTTAACCGATCTCACTGAAGACCCAACACTGGTTGATGGATTTCTGGCTCAGATTCACTGCCTGCCATGTATACCGGTAAATGAGGTGGCAAAAGAGAGACTGCCACATTACGTCATGAGTGCAACCGCAGAGATCGGGCGTGTTGCTGCAGGTGCGGTTTCTGGCGATGTAAAAACCAGTGCAGGCCGTCGCGATGCGATCAGCAGCATTAATTCTGTAACACGACTGATGGCGCTGGCGGCTGTTTCATTGCAGGCCCGTTTACAGGCTAATCCTGCGATGGCGAGTGCAGTTGATACCGTGACTGGCCTCGGTGCTTCATTCGGTTTGCTGTGAGGTGCTTATGCTGACGAAAGAACCATCATTTGCATCGCTGCTGGTAAAACAAAGCCCGGCAATGCACTACGGTCACGGCTGGATCATGGGTGAGGATGGTAAACGCTGGCATCCATGTCATTCACAAGATGAATTGCTGTCTGAATTGACCACGAGGAAACGGAGAAAGTCAAAATGTATGCAGCGGAAAGTGAAGTGGTTTATCAGTTTCGTTACAGAGGGGAGAGTTATTCAGTACCTGAAGATGATTTGCTCTGTTGTTATCCGTCGTTGTCGGGCGATGGCAGTTACTTTTTCACGCTAAAGGATGGGACGTTTTTACGGGGAGAGCAGGTTAAAGAGACGGTACGAAAAAATGTATCTCCCCTTGAGCGTTACCGTAAGAACAAAGAACGATAGTTGCGTTTTGGGGATATGAATTATGGCAATTAATGGCGCTGCGGCGACTGTTCCATTAAGCCCCGGTGAACGCCTGAATGGACTTAATCACATAGCGGAATTAAGGGCGAAAGTTTTTGGCCTGAATATTGAGTCAGAGCTTGAGCGGTTTATTAAAGATATGCGTGATCCACGGGATATCAATAATGAACAAAATAAACGGGCACTAGCTGCCATATTCTTTATGGCAAAAATTCCAGCTGAACGTCATAGCATCAGCATTAATGAGCTGACCACTGACGAAAAGCGGGAGCTGATTAAAGCAATGAATCATTTTCGTGCAGTGGTGAGCTTATTTCCCAGACGGCTAACCATGCCGAATTAACCAATTAATGAAAATCATGGCGTAAACCCGCCGGGCATCCCTTTATCTAAATTCAGGAGAATTGATTATGCGTAATATTGAAACCCTCACGACTAAAACCGGACCGGATGACGTAGGGCTTAATATTTTACTGACAGAGGCCCGTCTTGAAGAACGTCGGGCAAGGGCTGAGGCAATGGCTGCCCGCCTTGATAGCCTGGCGTGTCATATCACATCCCGCCAGCTAAACCACGTCGAAGCAGCAGAACTGCTGCGTGTGACCGCTGAAGCAATCCAGAACGAAGCGCAGGAGATCCACTAATGGCTGATGCAATGGATCTCGTACAGCAGCGCGTTGAAGAAGAACGCCAGCGTCATATCCGTGCTGCCCGCGCCAAAACACCGGGCGTGTCCCGCGTGCTTTGCATTGAGTGTGAAGCGCCAATTCCGCCAGCACGCCGCCGTGCCATTCCGGGTGTGCAGCTTTGCATTACCTGTCAGGAAATCGCAGAGCTGAAAGGCAAACATTACAACGGAGGTGCTGTATGAGCACCATCCTGAAATGGACGGGAAATAAAACTGCCATAATGTCCGAACTGAAAAAACATCTTCCTGCTGGCCCGCGACTGGTTGAACCTTTCGCGGGTTCCTGTGCTGTGATGATGGAGACGGATTATCCCAGCTATCTGGTTGCGGATATTAATCCTGATTTAATCAACCTCTATAAAAAGGTTGCCGCTGATTGTGAATCGTTTATATCTCGCGCCAGAGCTTTATTTGAGGAAGCAAACAGGGAGGTGGCTTATTACAACATAAGGCAGGAGTTTAATTACTCAACTGAAATTACTGATTTCATGAAAGCGGTATATTTCCTGTATCTCAATCGTCACGGTTACCGTGGTTTATGTCGCTATAACAAGAGCGGGCATTTCAACATTCCCTACGGTAATTATAAAAATCCGTATTTCCCTGAAAAAGAAATTCGCGCATTTGCAGAAAAGGCCCAGCGAGCAACGTTTATCTGCGCCAGCTTTGATGAAACGCTGGCGATGTTGAAGGCGGGGGATGTGGTGTATTGCGATCCGCCGTATGACGGTACGTTTTCCGGCTATCACACTGACGGCTTCACTGAAGATGACCAGTATCACCTGGCATCTGTTCTTGAACATCGGTCATCAGAAGGACATCCGGTCATTGTTTCTAACAGTGACACATCCCTGATCCGTTCGCTGTATCGCAATTTTACTCACCACTACATCAAGGCAAAACGCAGCATCGGCGTGTCGGCTGGCGAGAGTAAATCTGCAACAGAAATCATTGCTGTTTCTGGGGCGCGCTGCTGGGTGGGATTTGATCCTTCGCGTGGCGTGGATAGTTCTGCTGTGTACGAGGTGCGTGTATGAGTCATGACGATATGAGCAACTCTAGCGGCTTTAACGAGGCCGCTGCATCATTTTCATGGAACGGCCCGAAAAAGGCCATTAACCCTTATCTGGATCCGGCGGAAGTTGCGCCGGAGTCTGCACTTTCAAACCTGATCACTCTGTACGCTGCCGATAACGAACAGGAACAACTGCGCCGCGAGGCACTGAGTGAGCAGGTCTGGGAGCGTTATTTCTTTAATGAATCCCGTGATCCTGTCCAGCGCGAAATGGAGCAGGATAAGCTCATTAGCCGGGCAAAGCTGGCGCATGAGCAGCAGCGTTTTAATCCAGACATGGTCATTCTGGCGGACGTAAACGCCCAGCCTTCCCATATCAGCAAGCCGCTGATGCAACGTATTGAATACTTCAGCAGCCTGGGCAGGCCAAAGGCTTATTCCCGCTATTTGCGTGAGACGATTAAGCCATGTCTGGAACGACTGGAGCATGTACGCGACAGTCAGCTATCCACTTCTTTTCGCTTTATGGCAAGCCATGAAGGGCTGGACGGCCTGCTGATCCTGCCTGAAATGAGTCAGGATCAGGTGAAACGCCTGTCTACTCTTGTCGCTGCGCATATGAGCATGTGTCTTGATGCCGCTTGTGGTGATTTGTACGCCACCGATGATGTTAAGCCAGAAGAAATCCGCAAGACATGGGAAAAGGTGGCAGCGGAAACCCTGCGTCTGGATGTCATCCCACCTGCGTTTGAACAACTCCGCTGGAAAAGAAACCGCCGTAAACCCGTGCCCTATGAACTCATTCCGGGTTCGCTGGCGCGTATGTTGTGCGCCGACTGGTGGTATCGGAAATTATGGAAGATGCGTTGCGAATGGCGGGAAGAGCAGTTGCGCGCTGTCTGCCTGGTCAGCAAAAAAGCATCTCCTTATGTCAGCTATGAAGCCGTGATGCATAAACGTGAGCAGCGCCGTAAGTCGCTGGAGTTTTTCCGTTCTCATGAACTGGTGAACGAAGACGGCGACACGCTGGACATGGAGGATGTGGTAAACGCCAGCAGCAGCAACCCTGCGCATCGCCGCAATGAGATGATGGCCTGTGTTAAAGGTCTGGAGCTTATCGCGGAAATGCGCGGTGACTGCGCCGTTTTCTACACCATCACCTGTCCGTCACGTTTCCATTCCACGCTAAATAACGGCAGGCCCAACCCAACCTGGACAAATGCGACGGTAAGACAAAGTAGTGATTATCTGGTCGGCATGTTTGCTGCATTTCGTAAGGCGATGCACAAAGCCGGATTGCGCTGGTATGGCGTGCGGGTGGCTGAGCCGCATCATGACGGTACAGTTCACTGGCACCTGTTGTGTTTTATGCGCAAAAAAGACCGCCGCGCCATCACTGCATTACTGCGTAAGTTTGCCATCCGTGAAGACCGCGAGGAGCTGGGCAATAACACTGGGCCGCGCTTTAAGTCTGAGTTGATTAACCCGCGCAAAGGTACGCCAACAAGCTATATCGCGAAATACATCAGTAAGAACATTGACGGGCGTGGTCTGGCTGGCGAGATCAGCAAGGAAACGGGGAAATCTCTGCGTGATAACGCTGAATACGTTAATGCCTGGGCGTCTCTGCATCGTGTTCAGCAATTCCGCTTCTTTGGCATTCCGGGGCGTCAGGCTTACCGTGAACTGCGATTGTTGGCTGGTCAGGCGGCAAGGCAACAGGGTGACAAAAAAGCAGGTGCGCCGGTACTGGATAACCCGCGCCTTGATGCCATTCTGGCTGCAGCTGATGCTGGTTGCTTTGCCTCCTACATCATGAAGCAGGGCGGCGTACTGGTTCCCCGTAAATATCACCTCATCAGAACCGCTTATGAAATCAACGAAGAGCCGACCGCCTATGGCGATCACGGTATTCGTATTTATGGCATCTGGTCACCCATTGCAGAGGGCAAGATCTGCACTCATGCAGTGAAGTGGAAAATGGTTCGTAAAGCCGTTGACGTTCAGGAGGCGGCAGCCGACCAGGGCGCTTGCGCCCCTTGGACTCGTGGCAATAACTGTCCCCTTGCTGAAAATTTGAACCAACAAGGGAAAGACAAATCAGCTGATGGGGATACCAGAACGGATATCACCCGCATGGATGACAAGGAGTTGCACGATTACCTGCACAGTATGAGCAAAAAAGAACGCCGGGAACTGGCAGCAAGGTTACACCTGGTTAAACCGAAACGGTGTAAAGACTACAAACAGCGAATTACAGACCATCAGCGACAGCAGCTCGTGTATGAGCTGAAGTCCAGAGGGTTTGATGGTAGCGAGAAAGAGGTCGATTTACTCCTTCGCGGCGGCAGTATTTCGTCAGGAGCAGGCCTGCGTATCTTCTATCGGAACCAGCGTTTGCAGGAAGATGATAAGTGGCGAAATCTGTATTAATTACGATGGTTAACCATTCGTGCTCTTAATAATACCAGGCATATCAGGCTGATAAACGTAAAAAAACGTTTTACATCAGTAAGATTATTATATACTGTA